TCTTTCCCAACTAGTCCATTCTTCTTGGTTTAGTGGTTCAAATGAGTGATTAGCACCAAAGAAGATATGTTCACATTGTTCTTCTTCATAATGTTTTTGTATTACATCACATGGATGTGTGCCTGTAACAAATAATGTTTTCATTCCATATGCAGGAGTCTTTTCAACTTCTACACCTGTAAAAAATACAGGAGTGTCACTTACTCCACTTTCGTAATCACGTTTCATCTTTTACTCTTTATATGTTGATAATCTAAATATTGTGAACACCATTCATAAAATGAATCGTTTGTAGCAGGCCAACATTGTGCAAATACTTTATCTTTTTTTCTTAGTTGTTTAAATTCTTCTCTAACTTCTTTTTCTGTTAATAATTCACTCATTGTAATGCCTTTAGTTCTGATTCAAGTCTATGTATTTCATCTTTAAGCCAAAGTTTTTTAGTTTTTAAAAGGTTTAGTTCATGATCTTCTACAAACTTATTATACAACACTTTTATTTCATCGTCAAGTGTTCTATGCCGTTTATATAACTCTTGTAGGTGTACAGCCAGTTTATCGTGTTGCTCCGTGTAATTGCTCATCTTCTAACTCCTCCAACTTAGTTTCATCTAATTCACTATCTTCTTCAACAGTTGTTTCTTCTACGTCAAACAATGCATTAAAGTGTGTACTTGCATTAACAGTCTTTTTACCAATAGCGCCACGTGTACCCGGAATGGACATCCAAAACTTTGAATACTGATCAATTACTGCTAGTGATTCTTCTCTTGTAGTCTTTGAGAATATTTCTTCCACAACATCTCTGAATAGTATCCTGTCAAATTGCTCTTGTACAAGCATTTTAGGAATAATGCCTGCATCATATTGTCTGTTTGCTTCTTGCACTGCATTGATGTGACTCCACACGTTATGACCCATTTGGATCGCATATGAAAAACTATCCCACGATGTTTTTCCTTCTTTACCTATCTTATTTAGGTCTCCTGGCTTATAAACACAAATGTCTTTTACAAGCATACCGTCTGTTACAGGACTGTCTTCAAAGTTTTTAAATATTCCATCTTGTAATACTGCATCTTTAAATGTACGTGTATCAGTAGCATACTTCTTATCATCAATACTAGGTACCATTCGATAAGTCCATTTGCCTCTATCAGGAGTTTCATTTTGAATGTATACTTGTCCGTTAGCAGTTGCTAAGAAAGGTGAAGCACAATCAAATGTAAGCATCATGTTAGGGTTATAATACTTGCGTATAGCACGTTGTATGTCAGTTAATAGTGTAGCCCATTCTAGTTTAGATGTGCCTAAGAAATGCATTACATCGTGTACACCTTGTTGTAACAGGTTATCATAATGCAATGTAACTATGCGTTTAAGAACCAAATGCACATCGCACATGTTCTGTCCACCCATCGACCAACCATTAAAATGATTGTCAGGATACTTAACTGGATCACAGTAGTCTTTCATCTGCTCATACCAGTCATCAGCATCTGTATGATTTTCACCTTGTAAAACATTAAGGAACTTACAAGCACCTGTTCTATGTTTCATCCAGTAGTCGTTGTTAATACGTGTTGCCTTAACTGCTTCTGCATATGTACTAATGCCTGTTGCTTTTGCACCTTCTGGAGAACGTGCTACCCAGGCTGGAATATCAAGTATCATTCCATAGTCCATATAAGCGTCCATCCAACGAAGAACGCCATCTCTTTTCTTTTGTGCTTTAGGACAATTAGGATCTTTCCAATCGCCTTCCCAAACACCTTTACCAATCTGGAAACCACCTGAGTCGCCTAGTAACCAAGTGTTATCTCTATCTCTATTACGCACCATATCTTCTTTAGGTACAATTTTATTTGTATCTAAGTCAGCATGTCCTGCAGAATAGAGTGTCCACTTATATGTAAACGCTCCTTCTTTTGCATTAAGATAGTTAAGACTTTCTACACCACTATTCCAATTAGCAGGAATACGTGTATCTTCGATATAAGGACCTTTAACAGGATCAGGAAAGCGTTGCTTACCTACATATGTTGCATAGAAGCCGCTCAATGCTGGCAAAAAATGTGCGTAGTCGTTCTGTGTCGCTGTTAAATCTTTATTAATCAAAATCCGTCCTTACTATATGTTTTCTCAATGCTCTAACAAGTTCTTCTAACTTATCAATTATACCAATTAAACTTTTATCAGTAATATATGATTGACGCTCACGTAACTTATCGTATTCTCTCAAAGGTATCGTTACTGTACTATTTTCGTTTTCGTATGTTGCATCTTCTGATCTATCATCTGTCATAAAACTCCTACTTACTTTGTGCTGGTAAGATATAATCATATTTGACCATGCCACTATCAACACTAATCATCATAGCACCTTGATCTGAGATACTCATTGTAGCATCACCATCTAAGTTTAAGATTGCTTGCACTTGTGCAACTGGCCAACTCCATGTATGTGCTAATTTACTTTCAACACCATGCTGGAATACAAACTCACCTGCGTGTGTACTTGCATCACCAAAACTAAAAACTAAGTTACCGTCTTTAGTCATTACATTAAATGTAGGTTCTTCTGCGTGTGCCGCACTCATAAGTTTCATACGTGCAATACTTGCCATACTTGGTTGGAATGTTACATTCCATGCCGCACCTTTGAACTTAACTGTTTTTAGTTTTTCTTCAATGATTGCTTTGTTCATAAAGCGATAATCATTTTGGAAGTCGCCTGCTGTATTTTCAAAGTGAATGTGTGTCGGAATCACTTCTCCGTTGCGTTCTGCTTTCACAACATCAATCTTTGCGTCTTTTTGATACTCTGGATTTTTCAAATGCAAACTTAGTTTGTCTAAGTTAGGCATACCAAATGTACCTTCAAACTCTGCTACTGGCGAATGTGTACTTCCTGATAAAATCACTGAACGATCTTCAGCCATTGCATCAATAGATGTACCTTCGTCATTGCTAACCTTAACTAGTGCTAAAAAGCCTAGTGCATGGGTGTGTGCAACAACGTCTTGTAGAATGTCTTTCATGTAGTTTCTCCTATTTCAAGTTTTATTATATTATCTTTTGGCTTGTTTGTCAAGACTTTTTCTATATCATATTTAGGTTTAAACCCTAAACGCTTCATTCTTTCCATATTTGCACAAGTCCATTGTCTTTCATATGGGGTATTTAGGCGGATGGGTAAATGATCTGCAAAGTCTTGAACCTTATAAGGCTTACCCGTGCCAATATCAACTGTACCAGAATACCTACTAGTTATTAATAACTCAATAGCATCACAAAGATCACTTATGTGTATAAAATCTCTATAATGATTTGTTACATATTCTAATTCATCGTCAATTAATTTTTGTAAGAACATACCTTTACGTGGATTATGATCATACACTGTATGAAAACGCATGCCTAATGTGTTTACATTTCTTTCGGCGGCTTCTTCAACAACATACTTACTAGCCGCATAAGGATTTAAATCAGGTTCATATGCACTTGAACTACTTGCATACAATATTCTTGTTTCAGGATAACGTGCGAACAACCTTTTACTTACTTCTACATTATTACGCCAATATCCTGCAGGATCGTTTATACTTTCACGTACTCCACTTTTACCTGCCAAGTGTATAATTAAATCAAATTCTTCTTTAAGATCACAGTCATATAAATCGTCACCGTCTTGTAAATCAAATCCTACAATACTATGATTCTTTTTTAGTCTATGTAATAGATGACTACCTATGTAACCTCTATGACCTGTCAGCATTATATGCATCAAGTAACTCCCAAGTATGTTTCCAATCCTTTACTTCATGGGTGGAACTATTTCCTCTTTCCCATAAAACTTTTTTCAAAGGATAATCGTTACCGTATGGATCCATTCTGTCTCCATAAAAATGTAACGTATCGTTTACGTCAAAATCGTAAATAATTTGACTTTTATCTGCTCCAATAGGACTAATATCAATACCAGTTTCTCCTCCTGGTCTTGCAATTAGATCTGGAAATTCTTTATTAAATAGATCTGCAATAAAATTTCTTTCGTTGCGTTTTGTATCATACTCTACGTATAATTTACGTTCGCCTAGTGTAGCATTACGACCAACAACACTAAAGTTAATCATACCTGATCGTTCTTCGATGTGTAAACCAGTCCTTAATGGAAATTTGCTTTCTTCTAGTTTATCTTTTAACCATGTTCTAACATGATAAGGAACTGTCCAATCATTAACCTTAACCTGTCTGTTGCCTTCCCAAACTTCACTACCTGAACAGTTGTATACACGTTTAGCCATACCATAAATTACGTTGCCTATTTGTTCAACTGTTTTAGGTTTGTCACTACCTGTAACAAGATAAACATGATGCAGTGTGCAAAAGTCAAAGAAGAACTGTGCAAACTTTTCGTCTATCTTTCCTCGACTTGGTGTTAGTGTTCCGTCTACATCAAATATAAATTTATTCACAAACTCTACTCCGTAAATCACTCGAACTAAAACGATGATCTCGTTTGTTAAAGTGTAAGTCAATATCACGTTTACGACAGATGTCTTTGCCTGTAAAGTCCTTATCGCGATATTCTTCTCCTAGTATGCGTACATCAATTGGGTACATACTAAGGATGTCTTCTAAATCAGTCTCTGTGCCGTAAGGAATAATTTCATCTACATACTCAACACCTTTTAGTTGTGTGTAGCGTTCTACTACAGTTTGTATAGGTGCGTTCTTTTCTTTCCTATCTACACTAGGATCCACTTGCAATCCGCATATTAAATAATCACATTGTTCCTTTGCTTCACGCAACATTATTATGTGTCCTGCGTGTAGCAAGTCAAAAGTACTACAAGTAAATCCTACTTTCATACCTTATCCTTTTCTAGTTTCTTTATTCTTTTCTCTAGTTCTTTGATACGAGATTCTAATGAAGGTGGTGCATTTTTCACTTGTCGCTCCCACCATTCTTTACCAATTGTTTGTAGGCAGAGATCATATGGAATAGCCAAATGTAGGCATGGATCTGGATCATCTTTTAGTGGATCAATAGTATGTGCTCTAGTGTCAGTGTATACTGCTACTGCGGTAATAAAAACTAATAATGCTATAAGTAACTTCATTTTAGTAATTCCTTCATTTCTTTTTTCTCAAGGCTAAGTTTTTCTTTGTAACTCATAATATAAGCCGCACATGCCAATACTGCGATAGCACCTGCTTCTGCAATAAGCATCCAAGGATCTGCTTCCTTACTATGTAATACAATGAGTCTGCACAACGCAGTCATTGCAATTATTATCGGAAGTGTAACAGGTATTCTATTACTAATATAAAACGCCCCTACCATTCCTACAATCTCAGCATAAATGAAAAGCAAGAACAAGTCACCAAGTTCTACTTTCATATTGATTACCATTTCATAAATGTCCATACTAGCGGCGAACATTGTAAGAGCACCAATCACTGCTAGTAAAAGTTTTTCACTATAAAAAGTTGTCCAATGTAAACTTTTGTCTATCTTACTCCGTTCAAACATTATTCTTTGTCCTTTTTCAATAATTGATTATCGTATCGGTTAACCATAGATTCTTTAATATCGTAAACTTGTTCACCCTTTATCATATCAATAATAATATTTGTTAAATTAACTTCACCACGTAAGTAACTAATTTTACTTTGTAGTTCAGCAAGTTCTTTAAGATAAAATTCTAGTTCTTTTTCTTTACGTAATTTCTGCTCAATAAAGTCAGTAATTAAAATCAGTTTTTGTTCTTCACTCAATGTCATTATACTCCAAACTCAAATAAACTTCCAAATGTTGTGTTTTGCTTAGTATCTTCTAGTGGATAGTTAAGCACTCCAATCAAATTGTCTAGTTTGTTGTCAATAATAGTTTCTGCCATTGCCGCATCATCAAATGGCAGTTCTTTAAACCATTCTGGAATACGCAATTCGTCTGTAGGATACGCAACACTTGTATATCCTAGCGGATTCTGTTTTAGTTTGCAAACAATAACTTTCATACCATCTACAATTTCTTGTGAATACTTGTCGCTGTTCATACGTTTAAGTGTGTTCCAGTTGATGCTTGCTCTTACATGACCGGGCATGTTTGCTTTGCCTTGCTTTTCTTCTAGTCGTTGATAGTGTCCAATTTTGTTTGCACGTTTAGGCGAACCTTTCTCCCAACCAGGACGTTCTGAAAACTCTTTACGGAATTCTGTAATACGATCTAGTACCTGTTTCTGCGGAATATCTGTTAGTACCATAAGTAATAGTTCACTTAAGAACTCCTGCATAAACACAGGTGTATCTGATCTACGCAAGTCTAAGCCCATTGCTTTTACTTTGCCTGGCTTTCCATCTGTGTCGCTTCTAAAGCCTTCAATATCATATACTAGTGCCGCATAACGTTTCTTTGTAATATACAATCCACTTTCAGCAACAATTTCTCTTGCCGCCGCAATAACATCTGATCTACTCTTCGGACAATGAAATGCATCTAGCATAAACTTTGGAAACGTTTCATTAGCCGCTTCGCATACTTGATCATACAGTTTTATAACATTGTCTTTGTCCCAAGGTAATTGACCTTTGTCAATTTGATCTTTAAGAACAGGATGAGCACTAAAGTAACAAGAATCTGTATCACCATAAATCATTGCTTCGCCAACATGATCATATTTGCCAGTAATAACTTTGTTTACTTCTGCTGACATGTGTTTAACAATAGTACGGCCTGTTAGTGTTGTACTTTGTCCTATACGTTTATCAAAGAATCTACATCCTGGATTTAGGATAGCACCATACAAACTGTTCAAGTTAATCTTCTTAACCAACTGTCGCTTATCCCAGTATTCAATTTCTATTTTATTTCCTGCATCTTTTGCTTTTTTAAGTTGTGCTTGTAGTTCTTTACGTTCTTCATACCATCTTGCTAAGATTCCTGGAATCACACCTTCAAACTCAGTTGTAAAAATTGTACCATTAGATGAAAGCATCCATGGATTATTACTGTCAAAGATAATTTTATAAATTTCTGCACCGCTGAATACTTCAGTTTGACCATTTTCAAAATCAACAGTTAACGAAACATCACGCTTTTGATCCATCACTGCTTCATACTCTTCTGTACTAAAGCGTCCTTCCCAAGACCCTGCAAAACTCTTCTTTTTAAGCGTCATATCTTCATGTACACGGGCTTCGCTGATGTCAGGGCGTATTTGCCCTACGATTGTTTCTGGAGCCATATTAAGGGCTCTAATAACACTAGGATATAGACTGTTCAAGTCCATTGAACCAATCCACTTGTGTAAGCCTTTTTTAGGAAATGCAACGTATGCACCTGCGGCTTGTGTTGCACCATCATCATATTTTTTACGATTAGGAACTTGTAAGCCTCTATGATGTGCTTCGTTTACAATCGCTTGTTCAGTAACTGCAACAGCACCCATAGTGGTCTGTAGCAAAACAGTATTTGCGTGTGCTAGTTCGTTACTAAGATCAATAAATCTTAGTTTTTTGTCCAACTTGTCCAGTAGTGCGGTATCTTGAATGTTGTATTCAATGAATTTTCTAAAGTCATTATTGTACAGTTGATCCAAAGTTCCTTCATAAGGGACTTTGTTTTCGCCAACTTCGATTTCGCCAATGGCATCAAGTCTATATGTGTGTCTTTCTTCATACGTGTATTTACGATATAAATTCAAACTATCTAAATGTACTCTGCCTACTAGGTCATAGGTTTCCGCTGATTTACCATACTTTTCATATTCACGCTTCTTAGGCAACTGGCCCCACAAACAAAAACGTCTTGTGTCGTCTTTGCTTAGTACACGGCTAGTTCTGTTTACAGTATACGGAATATCATAACCTTCACTGTTCCAACCTGATAAAATGTCAGCGTCTTCAATTAGTGTTAAGAAAGTATCGATCATGTCGCCTTCTTTTTCAAACAACATTACATTTTCAATACCTTCAAGTGTCTTGTGTGCTTCGTCCATAGTAAGTGTCTTAGGCGGAACTGCTAAACATACCATAGTTTCCATCCATTGCAAGTATACACTTATACTTGTAATAGGCATAAAAGGATCACTTGGATCAGCAAAGCCACGCTCAGGATCAAAGTCAGTTTCAATATCAAAGAACGCAATGTTTAGTTTAGGAGCATCTTGATTAAGATAGTTTTCACTCAAACATTGGAATATAGGATTAATGTCGCTTTCAAAAAGATCCTTGCCTTTGTTAATAGCAACTTCTTTACGAAAGTCTTTTGTATTTTTACATACAACTCGTGTTAGTGGATCACCATAAACACTTTTGTATTTGCCTCTTGGGTCTTTGTAATAAAATGTATATTTCGCTTGGTATTCATGGAAGTGTCTTTTTCCATCCTTACGTTCAACTGTTCTGATAATATCAGAATCGCGATCAAATAGTGCGTCTACGTAACTCAATTATATCTCCTCGTTGCTTATGGCCAACGGACCTTCTGCATGCCTCTTGGGCGTTTCTTATTATTACTATAATATTAACATAATTTATTGATTTTGTCAACAACAATATCATGTATTTTTTGGTTGCCTGTAATGTTATAATGATTCTCTGAGCCTTTGTGTGTTTTCCAAAATTCGCTAAAGTCTAAGTGATTATCTTCGTATATAAAAAGTTTTGCTACTTCTATATGCGACATACTTATATAAACTTTATTATTTAATAAACTATTAATTTCTTTTCTCAACAAACTATAGATAGTTTGATAGTACTGATCGTCATAGTGATATTTAAAATATCCTTTTGCCGCCGATAAACTAGGATTGAAAAAACTAAATCTATCTATATCGTTGTATAATAAATCACAGTCTTTATGTAATCCTTCTTTGTGCAATGGATGATCAAGTGTATGAACTCTACTCAAACTAGTATGACTAACTATTACTGCATCATAGTCGTCTAAGTTTGCATTTTGTATTTGTTTAAGTATTTTATATTCGCTACAACCTGCTTGAGCAACATTAGTTACATCGTGACTTTTTGCTAACAGTTTGACCCAACTATTGTGTCCTGGCCATTCTGCCGCAAAACTGTCGCCTGCAACAAGTAACTTCAAAACATTAATCCTACAACATATATAACTGTAAGTCCTGCGTTAAGAACAATAAGACTACGTTCTTTCCAAAGTATTCCTATTAATACCCATAATGTATTACTTGCAATAAAAGCATATATGTACCAAGGGTATATATTAAATGCGGCCATTGTTGCGGCCACTAGTAAACATGCGGTTGCAAACCAAGCCAAAGGTTGATAAGGTTTTACCACCATTGTGCCGCCACACCGTAACCAAATATATTAACACATACAAACCAGCCTGTTATTAACATTACCCAAGCGGCACCTCTACGATAAGATGCATAGCATTGTGTTGTACTACCAACAAAGAATGCAGGATAAACTAATAACATATTAGGATCTTTTGCTGTGATAGCCAGCGTCATACTTGCGCCGACTGTAAAAATAAAACTGACAAGTTCAAATGCAAATGCAACCTTATCAGATTTGTAACTGTTAATCCAAAAGTCTTTTATTTTATTCACTACAATTTATCTCGTCCAATTGTTACAATTAAAGTTTCTAAGTCATCAAACTCATCTGAAACTTTATGCCATTCACCTTTTTGTGCAATTTTAATTGCTTTATTAATCATAGATGGTTTAATATCTAATTCTTCTGCAACAGCCTTTACTGTTTCTTTTAGACCTGTACTAAGATCTTCAACTTCTTGCAATACTGTAACACCTTCATTAACTAGTCGTTCTAGTTTTGCTTTTTCTTCAGCACCATAGGTACGTGAACTCATGATTTACCTCCTAAGTAAAGTATAACAGTTGTTATTATACAATGTATTTAGGTGTTTGTCAAGTGTTTTGTTTGATTATTGGTTATGCTGGTACGCAGTTGTTGACTCTAACTCCGCCCTTCATCTTAGTTTTAGGG